GCGGTAAATATTGTTTCACCCGAAGGATCTGTATCGCTTAAAAGTAAATCCGCTGAAGTTTGAGAGCAATTATAAGTAAATTTATTTACGTATTCAGCATTTACATTTAATCTTGGATCTTTCTTGTAAAATTTTAAACCTATATTTTTAGGAAAACTAAAGCTAGAAGATTCAATAGTTAATGTTATTACGGCTTTTGTATTAACAGTGTTTCCACTGTTTTTTGGTATGGAAAGAAAAAATACAGGAGTTGTGAATTGTACCTCCCCGCCATCACTGCCATAAGCCGTTGCTATAGTGCTTGATTCGTTGTATTTGTACAGGCTACCATACTTAGTATGATAAAAGTTGCAGGACTCATTTAAAAGCCCGCGATTGTAATTAGCATAAAAAATTTCGTCGAATTTGAAATACGGTTGACAATCAGTTATTTGGTCGTCAGAATATGCACTGACATACTGTAACTCCGGGCTTCTTCTAAAAATAGAATAGCTTGACGGGTCTTTGATCATAACTCTATCGTCTAACACTGCAAAAGATCTAGTTAGGTCGTAATCCCAAGTTTTAGAAGCAAACTGGCTGTTTTCGTAGTTGTAATTACCTAAGTCCCGTAGATATTCATTATTGCAATTAATAGAATTGTAGCTATATTTACTATTTGCCGAATTGAAAGATGCCGATAATTTTGATATGTAAGTCCATTCATTTTTTACATTATCGTACAGATGTAAATAATCAGACATTAACCTCGGGTCATTTTCAAATGTTTCGTAATCACTGTGATTTATGTTTAGTTCGTTCTTCCAGTCTAAAGAGTTTGCACATAAGATTTTATCATTAAGTTCAAAACAGTCGCCAAACCTATCGGACGGAAAAACTATACATTCAAGATCTACTGTGTTAGTAGATTCTACGGCGGAACCATTAATGTATGTATATTTATACAAACGCTTGTTTGGTGTTAAATTCGCTCCCGATAAAATACATTCTTTTACATTAGGATGCTCATAGTTTTTAATGTTTTCGGGCCTACCGATATTGAAATCGTAAAATCTCGCATCATTATTCTGATTTACTATTTCCTTTTGTAAAGAAAACGAATTGTCCGAAATACTATAAATAAATATCTTTGACTTGTCGTTATATGAGGATGGGTAAAAATAAGAAGATCCTACAGGTTGTCCTCTAAGTCTTTGGCTTCTTTTATCATAAAACTCAGAAGAACGAGAAGACCCAAAATAAAGTTTATTGCCGTTGAATTTAATATTTTTCGCATATCTTTCGCATTTGTCTATAATTGTGTCAATTCCGCCGCTAATACTATTTTGCGAAACATGACTTATTTTTCCTAACTTGTTTAATGTGCCGGATTCTAAAGTATATAAATGAACATAACCGCAGTCTAGATTTGAATATGTAGAATCACTAATCGATGTTGATAAATCCGGTCGTTTTCTGTTGTCAGATCCGCCTACATTATATACTGGCTCTAAGAGGGTTTTTGTCCTTGATGAAGTAGCTATGTATATTTTTTGTCCTTCTATACTGATCGCAACGGACTTCCCGAAGCTATCGGAGTAGGGGTAAAACTGATTCGGAAATCCAAGAACTTTAATGTCTGACCAAGGATTTTCAGGATCATTTTCAAATTTGAATATAGGAATTCCGAAGTTTGAAAAATATGTAGAAGCGAATGGTCTTCCGCCGTTAGCATCTTTGTCATATATAAACGCCCCCGGAGATAGGTCATCGAAAGATAATTTATGTTCGTAATTTTTTAAGCTGTAAAGTAATGATCCGTACCAATAATTGTTGTATAAAAAAGAATCAGAGTTAGTATTCTTGAACGCAGAAAACTGACTGTAATTAATTATATTGTTATTAGTTTCATAAAAACTTTGATATATTACATTACCCAGCTTGCTAATAGGCTCGGGTTTAGATATAGACGTATCGCTATCGAACGAGTTAATAGTTCTAACGTATGTATCCGATATGGTATTACTAACTATGTCAAGTTTTAATATGTGTACTTTGCCGTAAGGCCCGTGATGCGGATATAAAAACGGCGAGTATTTAGGTTTTAATCCGAAAGTTATTAATTCTGTGGTATTTTGGGGAGCATCAGAACCACGCTCGCCCACAGCTAAATAGTAAGACCCGTCAGAAGCCATTTTAAGGTCGATATCACTACCAAAGCGGCATCCTTTTACGAAGGTTGACTCAGATGCCCAAAGAGTGTCTAGGGATGATATATAAGGGCTTCTTGTAAAAACAAAGCTACTGCCCGCAGGATTAGTGTTAGATAGCACACTTCTAAAATTATCAGGAATGTCTTCATTAAGATTTATACCATAAATATCATATAGAAGTAAAAAATAGTAATCGTTAATTATGCCCGCAGGTATTTTTTTAATCGGTACTTGGGTTTTCTGCTTATTTTGATCAGCTACAAAATACACAGTTCCTTCGTCAAGACTAAATCTAGGATCGAGATATCCGTTTCGACCAGTAGGAGAAGTAAGTGTTTTTACATACTGCCACCCATCGGGCAAAGTTTCGTTATAAACATTACCAACAGCAATCCAATCTGCGTCGGGATTATTGCCGTTTACGGTAAAAGTTTTCTTAGTCATTTCGGAGTCGTCATAAAGATCCAGTGTATTATCATCTACAATTTGGACATACTTGACACCGTTTAAATCCAAGTTTTTGCCGTTAGCGTTTCGGGCACCATTAATTCTTATAATGTTTCCGTCTTTAAGTCCGTGAAGATTAGATGTCACGCGACCATTACTGCTTACCGATGTAATTCTTCCGGATAATTTTTTGTATAAATCAATTCGCCCACATTCTACTACGGGTGTATATTTAACAAATGTTGCAAATTTACATCCCAAAAAAGAATATTTTATCGCTGACGGAGCATAGCCGTATTGATTTGATATTTGTGTAGTTATCGCCGGAAGCTTCCTGATTTCTTCGGCTGTATCGGGCTTGATAAGTCTTAAATCCGTGTTGGAATTTCCTATGCTTGTATTTACTGTTTCTCCGTATGCAGAATACCTACTGTATAAAACGGGATAATCAATACCGTCCAAAAATGCATAACTACCTTTAATTCCAGAAACAGAGGAATCGTATTCGAATATCTCTACTTCGCCATCTAAACTAGGCTCATAAGAAGTTAAGCCCGTCGAGGGATTAGTTATGTACCCATCATATTGAATTATTATAAAAAGTGATTTTAAGTTTACTGACTTATGATTTAAAATTCCGCCGTTTGATCCAGACTGAAAGAAAATATCACAATTTTTTTTATTCAATCTGGGCAATATAAACGGAGTTATACGTTTTGCTCCGTATGAGTCGTAAGAAGAAAAAGACGAATCAAGTGCAGAGTACAAGCCCGATGACTGATTTTGTATAACAAATTTATTCATATCAGTATATTCGGGATATGCAACTACTGCTATATCTTTAGATACTAATATTTTTTTAGCACTCCACTCATGCGATAAAACTTTATTACCAAAGTCAGATTCAAATCTTTCAGTATTTGAACACTGCATCGAATTGGAGGTATAATCCCAATCTGATACAGTTTTTATGCCTTCGGCGATAGATTTTAAATATAACGGCAGGTTTCTTTCGTTCCTGCCATTTTGCATGAATAGTCCTACAGATTCTTTTTTCATTTCTATGCTGTCCTAAAACTTGAGTTACGTTTGCTAAATTCTTCCGTAACTATTTGTCCGATGTATTCCCCGAGCGAATCTCTTAGCTGTGTAGCTATGCTATCAGTATTTACACCAGCGATATTGATTTGCCCATCTATGTTTAAAGTGTGAGTCATTGTCATATTAGAGAATGAATCAGATATTTTTTGCAATGTATCCGTGAAGCTTCTCATGCTAGTTATAACAGGCTCGAACGATGGTGCGGCCTGTGCCACCGCATTACCCGGAACTGCCACTGCGTTTTGAGGCTGAAATATCGGAACAGCGTTAGGTGCCATAACCGGGGCGTTAGGAACTGCCTGAGGCTGTTGTTGTCCGCCAGCAGCCGGATTCACAAAACCTTGCTTAATAACGTTAACCATTTCTAAGTAGGACTTCGTGACATCTCTTTGAGCATCTATTAATGCCTGTTGAGCAATTAATTCTTGTTTATTTATATCAGCAAGTTCTTGCTTGAGTTTCTTTTCAGCAGCAATGTCGTTACCTTGAATAACATCAATAGCAGCCTGAGCATCTTGCTTATTTAAAAAGCCCATAGCCTGTTGTTGTTTGATGGCATCAACTTGAATTTTTCTGAACATTTGACCGACAGCACCTTCCGGATTTGCTTCGGCTAATTGTTTCATAAAATCTGACACTTGCCCCTTAAGATCGTCAGGCAAGATATTAAAATTGCCAGTACGCATAACTTGTTGTAGGCCAGCAGCTTGTTCTGCCATAGCAAATTTTTGCTCGGTAGTTCCAAATGCAAAAGACTCCACTCTGTTTTTAACAAGTTCTTTTTGTACCTGAATTCTAGATATTTGCTCCATTTTGTCAGAAGCTCTATCGCTCTGATCGGTCAAACGGCCCAGAACAGTAGTTAATGCATTTGCTTGTGATTCAAGACCTTGATTTGCGAGATTTAAATTTGCTCTCTTTTTAACATCAAGATTTGGGTCAGATAGTTGTTGTTTATTTGCCTGTATTTGAGCATTAATTCCCGTTAGGCTTTGCCCTAATTGGCCAGCACTTCCGCTTCTGATACCGACATCTCCAAGCATTTGAGCATCTTTTGCCTGTCTAAATGCTTCTCTATTAGCTTCAAGCTGAGTTTTTTGTGAAGGCATTAATGTGCTAACAGAAGCCATTCGCTCCATTCCGCGAGAACGTATGTCTATAGATCCAGATCTTAACTGAATTAGCTTATTTTGTTCTTCTATAAGGGCTGCATTAACGCCCCTGAGTTGTTCTACGAAATTATTTGCATTTTCGCCCGCAGCAATTAATACATCAGCAAATTTCTGTCCGGAATCAGAAATAACCTTACCGATATCGGCAATTTGACTTAATTCTAGATTGCCTTCGGATAGATTTTCGTATAACTTATTTATTACTTGGTCTTGTATGACTGTATCAAGAGAAGAAAACTCAGGTATATTTTTAGATATCTCGTTAGAAATATCCGTTCTGGTCTTAGATGCATCCACTCCGGGCTTAATAACTTTTCTTAACTCGTTTAAACCTGTGAATAAACCACTTGTGGTCGTGAGATTTCTAAATTGGTCTGATGCAGATCCAGCAGTTGTAGCCTTTTGAGCTAACGCAGCACCGCCCGGAACAAGTGACGCTAGAGAGTTAGCGGTATTTTTAAATGCACCGATATCGCCTACTTGAGATATGTCTCTTAGTCTGTCAGTATTAAATCCACCTCCCGACTCTCCACGCAGTACAGACACTTTAGACTGGGCATCTTGCATACTAAGTGTTTGCGATGTAACGGACTTCATCGCATTATTAAATTGTTGCATTAATGTAATTTCAGCAGTACGAACTGCTATAGCAGTTTCTATTTTATCTATTTCAAACTGTCTTGCATCTACACTTCTTTGTGCAGCAGCTTGTCTAGCGGCCCTATCTTCGGATGCTGCTATTTGAGCTTTAGCACGATCAGGTTCATCAGAAGCGGCTGCTGTTGCAACCTCAAGTGCGTCAAGCATATTTATAAATGTTCTGTCTTGACCTTCGCCGCTTATTGACTTTATTAAATTATCAATTTCCGAACTTGTAGATGCCTTGCTTAATCTTTCGGCAAGGTTGGCATTAAATTGATCTGCCTGTGTAGATCTTGCTTGTTTTGCAACTTCTCTACTTTGAGCTAAAGCCTCTTCCGATTTTGATACCCTTTCCCTAAAAGCATCAATGTCTTTAGTGCTAGTCCATAACCAGCCAGCAAAAGTAGATGTTTGATCTTCGGCATCCTTTAGGGCTACGTTTGCAGTCATAGCCGCTGCTCTAGTTTGGTCTAATGACTTCGCGGCATCTATAGCTCCCTGAGAAGCTAATTTATTAGCATCTTCGGTCTTAAGAGTTCCACTTCTTAATTTGTCTATAGTTTTACCGAAATTATAAGAAGATTTTGCAGCAACATATTGAGCCTTAACGCTTGCGTCGATAGATTTCTCATCAAGTGTTGGTTGTTTATACATATAATCCGATGCAGCAGACCCTACGCCTGCACCGACAGCACCACCTAGAATTGCACCCGCAGCACCACCGATGGCACCACCAACAGCAGTACCTAACACCGGAACAACAGATCCTAGTGCAGCACCGGCAGTAGCACCGGCATAAGCACCGCCAATACCAGTCGGCAGACCAGAAAAGAAGCCCATAGATCTTCCTCTATTGGCTTTATCTTGAAGTCCGTAAGCTTCTCTTGATCTTTTTTGTAATTCTTCAAGGCTTATATTTCCCCCTACAGAAACTTTTTCTAAATCTTTAGATATAAGCCCCTGCTTCTTTTGTGCTTCTTGAGTTTTTTGACTTGCTAAAAAATTACTTGTACCGGCAGCAGCAGCCCCTGCTAATGCTAAATTGCCAAAAGTTAACCCCTTACTTGCTGCAAATCTTGCGCCGCGAGCAATCTTGCCTTTTATTCCTTTAGCTTGAACTTTTGTTGCTTTTCCGTCAGGGCCTTCAATTTCTACAGCCTTACCATCGTCTCCAAGTATATTACCTTGGGCATCTATTTTTGGTACGGACGACTTCATTATAGAGTTAAGCTGTTGGAAGGTAAAATAAAACGCAGTCATAGCAGCTATAGAATCTTGTATGGATTTTACTTGCTGATCACTTGCTCCCGTGATTGATTTTAAGGCTCCTGTGAATAGCTCGCTATTCGTTACCAGCATACCTATAACTAAAGGTAGAGGCCCCATAGCACTACCAAATCCAGAAGCTTTATCAGCAGCTTCATCTAAGCCGTTAGCTAAGTTTTTAGCTGAATTATTTGGATCGTTAGGCCCGCCAGAAGCTCCGCCTACTCCACCACCAGCATCATTACCACTGCCTCCCCTGCCAAAACCGAGTCCGGTGTATTTTAAATATTTTGTAGCAGGAAACTTAGACGCGACTTTGCCAAAAAAACTTTTATTTTTATATTCTATTTCAGCCTGAGCTTTTTCTTTCATAGCCGCTGCTTGTTTGGGATCTATACTAGATTGAGCATAAGATCCGGAAATTTTAGTTGAAAATTTTTCTGCTTTATAATCACCCTTGCGTTTATTTATTTCTTCACTAACAGCCTTTTTACCTTCTTCACTTCCAAACCACTTATTAATATCTTGCTGGCTGCTTCCTTGTGAAAGCATTTTATTAGCCATTTCTGATCTAATTTCTTTTCCAAGATTTCTTTTTGGAGAAACAATATCAGACGTTTGTGCTTGACCTTCAAGCCATGACATCTGTGGAGAAGACTGCTTCATAGCTTGATATTGAGACGGAACTGTAGCAGCAGTAGCATTGCTGGCGGCAGCAATAGGAGCATTAGATCTTATGTCTTTAGACGTAAGACCGCCTAAACCAGATACAGTTTTCCCCTGTTTTTCTGCTTGTTCTAGAATTTTTGCAAGTTCTTCCATTCCTTTTGCGGAATCGGTAATATTTCCGAGTAACTTCCTAACTTCAGGAGTTGTATTCGCAAATAAATCCGCAATAATTTCTTCATTTTTTAATCTATACTGCATCACTTGAGCAGATGCGCCCTGAGATTTTAATACAGATTCCAAAAGAGGTTTCATTTTTTCAGCCATGTTTGTCTGAAATGTGCCTGATTGCGTGCTAGCGGCCTGCTTTCCTCCGCCTGCTTTATAATCTACAGCATGACCGAATTCATGCAATACATCGCTTTCAGTTGCTTTTCCTGCTTGTAATGTTATTTTTCCGTCTTTTGTATAATATCCTCTAACAGAACCAGAAGCTACGGATTCATAAGTAGATTTATTTCTTTTTAAAGCATCTATTCTTTTCTGTATTTCGGACTGTTTATCTGGTTTTGCTTTTTTCAGCAAAGCTTCTTGTTTTTTAATACTATCTTCTAATTCAGCGACTTTTTTTGCTCCTGTCGCCATGAAGTTTTCTTTAGATTGTACAGTAGGAACTATCGGTAAACCAGTTTCGCTAGAAAGATCTTTCGCTATTTTTGCAGCTTGAGATTTATCTTGTATTACAGCTCCTTTTTGTCTCGAAAAATCTGATTCTATTGGCTTAACTTCTCTCGTAAGTCCGGCAGTATATGATAAAGCTGAAAACGGATCATTCTTTAGCTCCTGCAATTTTCCGCCAGAAGATTTTGTCATCGCGGACACATTTTTAGCTTGCTGTTTTTGTTTAGCAAGATCAATAGAAGGTGTTGCAGGTATAAGTTTTTGAGAAGAACTCGGTCTGTATCCACCCAGCATAATAGAGGGAATTACAGGTATGCGTTTTTGTTCAGACTCAGCTTTTGAGGCAGCTTCCGCTACAGGAGGTACTGTTTCTTCGGCACCACCAGATTTCTTCTTGCGTCTCTTGCTAGACTTTTTCTTTCCACCATCTTCGGGAGTTGTTTTTCCTGACGAGGATGGTGGTGGCGTAGGAGGAACACCAGAACCACCGCTTGAAGGCCCGACAGGAACTTCTACGGTACTAGCAGCTTCTTCTCTAGCTTTTGCTTCTGCTTGAGCTTTTGCTTCTTGTTCTTGTTGAGCTAGAACATTAGCTCTAGCAGTATCCATCAGCGTTGTCCAACCCGGATAATTTTCAGGTATTTCCCCTTTTTTATTTCTAGGGAAAGTTTCTGTGATTCTAGATGCTTCAGCAGCAATTTTGTCTTTTAAATCTTGCTGTTCTTTAGGTAGCGGAGATTTAACATTTCTTTTTTGCGATTCAGGAGTTTGTGTTGTAGCAGCAGATTGTCCTTCTGCTTCCGCTTTTGCTTCTGCACGTAGTTTTTCCATTAAAGCATCTTCTTCCTGTGATGCTTTATGTTTTTCTATACGCGAACGTTCACGATCTTCTAAAAGTTTATTTTCGCGTTCAAGTGTCCCGCTAGGTTTTAGGTTTATTTTTCTCATTGGGGCTTGACTGGCCGCACCATCTTGAAAATCGGGAGTATTCTGAATAGCTTTAGCTATTTCTTCTTCGGAAAAACCAGCACTTTTACCTTGTCCTTGTATAATTCTTTTTGCGTTTTCTCTAATATTTGCATCACTCTTGATTTGTCCGCCTAAACGACTGCCTGTTACTAGGTTTATAATATCCTGTAATTTTTTAGGTGTAGCAGAAGATACTTGAGCCTCTTTAGATGTCTTGGCGTTGGCAGAAGCAGTTTTTGGTTCTTCAATTTTCTTTTCTGGCGTTTTATCAATAGGTGTCTTTACTGTTTCGGCAGTATTTTTGGCTATTTCTTCTAATACTTTAGTATTTTCTTGTACAGCCTGAGTTGTTTGAACTGAGGCGGAAGTTTGAGCAACATCGATAGCACCAACAGCAGGAGCATTTTTAGATTCTATTTGTGCTCTAGATATATTAGACTCTCTAGTATTAATGTCTTGTAATACATATTCAGACATTCCTTTATCACCCTTTGGCGACTGCTTGAATCCTAATTTACCTTCTCCTAATCTTCCGAATTGCGATAATACTGTTTTAGTAATTTTTATTTCAGGAAAAAGCTTTTTAAAAGCATCTCCAACTTCACCAATATTACCAGCCGCTCTAGCTATTCTTGTCATTAATTCAAGAACTGCTTTATTGGATTCTGCTTCTATTCCCGATTGAGATTTTTTGACTAAATCATCTACGCTAAGATCTTGGTATTCTCTATACCTTTGAGTTTTGTTATTATACCTAAGAGGGTTTTGATTTGGAGTTCCATCTGCCAGCATAGAGATAGAACCTCTATTCATAGCATTAAATACGTCATATCCAACATTTTGAGCAGCCCGTTTATTAACAACAACTTCTCCCGGTTCAAGTAATGCGGGTATCTTATCTCCGCTACCGCTTCCGGGAACTATTCCTCCGGTATTAAATCTTAATGCGGTATCATAAAATGTTGTTTCGGGAATTCCGATAACATCTCTTTGTTTGTTTTTATAGCCACTTTTAGGATTAGCAAATCTAGCCAAAGCAATAAGAGCCTTGCCAATCATTGTGTGGGGACTCATTCTTGTGCTAGTAGCTTTGATTTCGGCAAACTTTCCATCGGTACTAATCATATCCATACCGAAAGCATTCGGAAGTTTTTGATAACTAGGATTAGCTTTTTGGAATATCTTTTCAGCTATAGCACCCTGAACAGACGTAAATAATTTAAATATGTCTCCGGAGCTAGAGAATGTTTTATTGCTTACCTTATCGACGTACCCGCCAAGATCTATAGAAGATAAAAAGTTGTTAGCGGCCTTTGGTCCACTCTTGCTGAATTCTGCTGCGGCCTGTTTAGTGATTCCGCCTGCTTGCATTTTTAAGTCGTCGTAACGTACTTTAGAACCATCGGCATATCTTAGCGGGGTTCTATTTATCGCCGGTGCTATAAACATGTCAGCGGGATTATCTATATCATACAGGGACTCTAAGCTTTTAAGTTTAGTTTTTTGGAGTATTTGTGCTACTGTTCCGGTATAGCCTTTTTGGGGCGATGTTCTATTACTAAAAGATGCCTTGCGTTGTGTAGCTATATCAACAGTCTTTAAAAGACCTTGATTCATCATGTTTAAAGTGTTAACACCAATAGTTTCTACGGCCTTCTTGCGTAAAACATATTCTCCGGGCTGTAATATAGCTTTTAGTGAATCTCTATCGGACTTTTGACTACCATTTCTAGATGTTACGTGACCTCCAGATTGCATACCTTTAGCACCAAAAAAGCCTTCCGATGGAATTGGATTGCTTATAGGAACTTTTGTTGATAATGGCTTGGACATACCAGCCCAAGACTGAAATGCATATTGAGCCGCACGGCCACCAAGTAATGCGAAGAACGTTTTAAATAAAGGCAGGTTGTCTTTTAGCGTATTTCCGACATTTAATAAAGCATCGGCGATTTCCATAAAAATCCCGGTAAACTCTTTAAATGTGGAAGTTTTTGTTATTTCAAGAACTAGATTATTAAATCTTTGTGCTAATTTATCTATTTGGAATCCCAAACTTTGTTGTTGTTTAGCAACGTCTCTATTGATGTCCCCACCGGCAGTTAAAGCATCATTTAAAGCCTCTTGGGAAAGTTTAGCTTCCTGAATCAAGGTTATGAATCTACCGATTTGATAAACACCACCAAGCTCTTTTACTATATTTGCGAATCTAATACTTTTGGGATCTAAACCTTTTAATCCTTCGGATAGTCTTTGTACGGCACTAAAAACGCCGACGAAGTTTCCTTTTGTGTCTTCGAGTTGAATTCCCAGTTTTTGCAGTGCCTTAACATTATCAGTGTCTTGCAGTCTTACGGCAATAGTTTTTAAACCGTTAGCAATAACATCTGCGGATTCACGAGTTGTAGCACGAACAGAAGTTAGAATTGCGATGAATTCTTCAAGCGAACCACCCGCAGTAGCAAAAACACCCCCGGCTTTTTTAACCGCATCAATTATGTCGCCCGACTCAACTGCATATTTCTTGGAAACACGGCTAATGGAGTCATAAGCTTTTTCAAGAAATTCTATTTCTTTTCCACTTTTAGCAGCTTCTTTACCGAACTGCTGCATAATAGCAATCATACCTTCAACGTTTTCACTAATTCCGCCGAATGTGCCCGTAAGATCGGCTTTAGCTAAAAGTTTAATAGCACCTTGGGTTTGTTTTGCCGAAAAACCCGCTTGTGCTAAAATCCTACTATATTTAGCCAATTCAACGCCCGATGCACCATAAGTTTCACCAACATTCATAATGGTTTTTCTTAAGGTTTCGGTTGAATTAACAGCATTATCGGTAGCCTGTGCCACCTTAATCATTTCACGCTCAAAAGTAATAGCTTCGCCGACCGAATTTTTAATTCCACGGGCTAATCCCAAAAATGTTCCCGTAGCAACTGAAATACCACCGAATCGCCGTGCCGCAGTACCAACAACATTACCTAATTCTTCAATGCCACTACGAACTCTACGTACATTTTTATACATTTGGAGATATTCAGCATTTGCACCAGCTAAAGCAGTTCTCCCTATATCTACCCTCGGGGCAGAAAAACGATCTACCTGCTTTTGCATTTTATCTAAGTCTTTTGCTTGAAATTTAATTGTTGCATTAAGATCGAATGGCGACGGCATTTTTTATGTCCAGTATAATAAGAAAAAGGGCAGTATAAACTGCCCGTGTGATCCCAAAATTATATACCCAATTACTTATTTTTATACTTCTACAGGATTGCCTTCGTCGTCTAAAAATGGCTGGAATTCTACTTTTACGTTGTTATTTTCGTCAAGTTCTTTTCCGTCTAAAGTAATTCTAACTTTCTTTCCGTCTACATATTTAACATAGTAGCCTTCTTCGTCAATTAGCCTTCCTTCTTCATCGATTAGGTGTCCATCCTTGTTAATGAGATTAAGATCTTTGTCGGCGAATTTATAATTTACCAAGAACTTGTTTTCAGGCAGGTTCTTTTCGTAATCGGGATCTAAGCCATAAAGCATGTTTGCAAGCTTGGAAGCGGCTTCTACGGCCCAAGGTTCGAAAGAATTCTTGTCGTAGTCATCTAAATTTTTCCAAGTCTGTGTCTTGTCAGGATTAAATGTACAAGAAACGACAAGCTGGTTAAACCTAACATTATCCGCAAGAGCCTCAGCACAATTAGAATCGTAAGAATTTCTTTCTGAAATAAGAGATTGAAATTGATCGCGAACTTCTTTTAGTTTTAGTGCTACATCTTTGGCTTCCACAAGTTTAATACCGCCCTTGAGTAAAGCAGCTTCGTAAGAACGAATATCCTCTACATGCTTTTTGTATTGAGATTCCTTCTTGTCGTCCCAAACTCCTTGCTGTCTAACGTAATCGGCTAATTTAGCACGAAGCATTGCTCCAGACTCTAAAGCGTCTCGTAATCCTTTGTTGTACGCAACTTGTGCGTCTCGATATTCTTTAACTCCGGGCTTTTTAACAAAACGAACAACATCTTGACCGTTCGTATCTTTTGACTTAACTTCTAATTCCATTATTGTCCTTTCCTTTTAACTGGTAAATATATAGTATTTAAATTACTGTTTTTTTGATTTATGTCATAATCATACAAGTCGTTTTCAAGATTCCTTATTTGATTATTTCCTCTATCTAGAATTGATGACCGTAATTCTTGAAAAAGTTCGGGGTTATCTTTTACTGCGTCCGGAAATAAAGATTCTATATCAGATATGGCCCCAATCATAGTGGTCCTGATTTTTGTGGAACATAAAGAAAATAGCTTTTCTCTAGATTTCCTCAATCTAATATCTTCTCTGTTTTTGTTAAAGTTATCCATTATTTCTTCCTAAGATGATCGGACAGCATTTGTTGCGATCTTATACTGTTCTCAAGTTTTATATCTGCAAAATCCGTGTCCTGAACTCGCCCTTTTTCGTTAATTACGTCTTCTCTCTGTTTTATTATACTCCTAGCCATCATATCATTCATGTTTTGTATAGCTTCTGCATCTTTATTGTTGTCGGCCATTATAAAGACTTCTTTCGCACTCTTAATCTTCGGGTTCTTGATTAAATCATCTGTTTGTCTTTGCTTCTTGTTTTTCTCGGATTTACGTTTTTGAGTTATAAACCATCCGTCCAAACAATCGTCGTCATTTACAACTTTTTCGTCGGGCGATTCGGGATGCTCAAAAACGTTATCGTACATTCCACTGTACGAACAAAGCGATAATTGATCGCGACTGTAATCCTGCGGGTCTCTATCGAATAATTTGCCGCCGTGATTTTTATTTAGTGACCATACTATTCGCCAATTATCATATCTGGCTAATTCTCTTATTTCTGGAACATCTATTGAAGAAGCTACATATAAATTATACAGTTTTGTAATATCAAAATCCTGATCATTTATTTTTTTTCCATTAAGTCTTGTGGAATGTAAAAGTAACCACTGCATTCTTGAGTTTTCGGCTACATACTTACACGACAAATGATCAAGTGAAGTTTTTTTAGAATATAGCCCGGCAAGCTTTTTATATATTACAGATATTTGTAGTTTACAACCACGCAATTCTTTAGTTTTAAAGCATGACTCATAAGCTTGAACTTTTATATCTTCTAGTTCTTTTTTTAGTTTATCAATTTCTTGGTCATTTAGCGGATTCCATATATCGTAATCTACTAAAATATTTTTTATTTCTTCATCGTTGTACAAACCGTGCATATATGCTTGCTCATAAGTTTCTTCATATATTTCATACGATTTTGCTATGAGTTTATGCTTTGGTTCATAAACGTATAAAAAAAGGCCGCACATTTTTAATTTTGTACGGCCTGATATTATTTTATATAATTTAGTGTCCTTCGTCATCCTTAAGTCCAGTAAGCACCACCACCATTAACAGTGAATGCATTGTAACCAGAGTATGAAAATGTAATTGTAGCATTTCCACCGCCGGTATCACCACCACTATAGTTAACAGATGTTAGTCTGTTTCTGGTTCCGCAATCGATTACAGTACCAGCAGTGTCTTTAAGAGTAATCGCACGGGTGGTAGTTGCAGTACCGACACCAGAAACGTTGATTAAGTCACCATTAGTAGCAATAACTTCGAATTCTGTAGTAACTTCTATAGGGTAGGTAGCAGTCTTGTTATAAGGCCCGAAACGTCCTAATTCGAATTGATCTTCTCGTCCGAAGTCAACACTAACCGAAACAGACTGAATACCGCTAGAACCCGGAACGTTATTAGCTTGAGATAAAACTTCCGCAGGCAAAGTGGAACCATAAAGATCGAACCTGTGTCTACGAACAACGCTTGAAGCAGGAACATCTGTTCCGTCTAGTGAATTAACGCCAGTCGCGGGAGTACCGAACAAAGATGTTGGGCTTGCGCTTAAAATGCCTGCTGTAGTATTATCCCAAAACTTATTGTTGCCAACAAGACTAACTGATTCGGTAGCATTTCCGTCTACAGAATAGTTATAACTTACAGAGGATATAAACATACCAGAACACATAACAACGTGATCTCTGGTTTGGCCCGCAACGAATCTAACGCTATCGGGGAATATACCTAAATAAACGTCACACTGTTTATTAGAAGCATCAACAATGTTGGTTTTACCAGCCTCTCCAACAGATTGAAGATATAGTAACTTTTCGCCATCGATAACTTTTTCTAAAGTAACTTCGACTTCGGCGACATTTTCTTCGTTAGCATAAATTTCAAGCTGTCCTAGCTCGAAAATTTGTTCTAGAGTAATATTGGTAGAAATACCAACGCTCTGAACACCCCTCATCATCGCGAATTCAGGGTTTTGAGTTGAATTATGCCCGGTTTTAGCAATACCAACTGCTTGACAGGCATAAAATATTCTATTTGACATTTATTTTTTCTCCGTTAATAATGGGTTAATTACCCCTAACTTCTGTTGTGCATTTTATTGTACCTAAAACTAAATCTGAATTTAATTCTGTTAGTTCTGGGTTCCCGGTATTAAATATATAACAATCTCTATATTTAAAATTCGAAACTAATTGTGGATACATGCCACTTGGCAAAGCCTGTGGACGTAAGTAATTAGAAGCATCAAATGGATATACACCAGAAGATAATGCTGTGTTTGGATTGAATAGATTAATACTTAGGTCGTCCTGCTCAGCAATAATATCTAAAATATTTCTAACCTCCCAAGCATTTTTAGCCATTACATAAAACATAATATTGTTATGCATCCATTTTCCGCCGCCTAGTTGATATGGTTTAGTGTCATGCACAGGTAATACATCAATAGCTACTGCGGGTAACTGAACTCTTTTTTCTGCGAAAATTGCCCAATCGCCAGAACCTCGCATGGTGAACTGGACATTATCGGATCTATCTGAAAGCCTTTGTATATTTTTAAAGAAGCCTAAATCATTAGCGGGAAATACCTGTATGTATTTATGCGAGTAAGCAATTCTTACGTTAGAGCTAACAGCTACAGGATTATCAAAAACAACTCTTCCGTTTTTATAATCTATATTGTATCCAGAGGATGCAGGAACATTGTTGACGTATACACCCGTGGGCGATATGGGTGTTCCTTTTGATACTCCTGTTTCCCAAACCCAGTTAGATCTATTCGATTGCCAAACTTTTCCGTCTGTAAAATTAGGATCTTTAACAGGAGCCAGTTTAGATTTATCACTTTGGTATATTCCAGACGTAGGAATATTTATGTTGTAATAACCGCCCTTGTTTATAAAGCCCCAATCATACCGCATGACAAAATTTTCAAGCAAGATATTGGTTAAGCCCAAATCTTGAGTATTTTGAAAACCTTCTAAATTAGTAGTGTCTGCCATGCTGCCTGCTGAATTTTTTGAGCGTTTTTGTTTAAAGCTCTAGATATAAAGTTATCACCGCTAACTCCTGCGAAAGCGGGGTCTATCATAAATGGAGTTACGTTTTTAACAGTAATGGCTCCATCAGTACGCCCGGCTCCTTCTTTATATAATACCCCAAAGTCAGCCATGATTACCTTCGTGCCGTTAGTTAATAGCCATTCCAACCAAGGAACTTTTTTGCCGTTTTCCGATATAAAAACAGATTGTGGTAGATCCAGTAGGTTTTCGTATCTCCCCGGCTGTATGGAAATAGAAAAATTAAATATGTATTGATTAGAGTATGCGTACTGTAATTTCATTGTGTCTGCCACGGACCAAGAAATTAAAAGTGTGGGATCGGCTTTTACTCCTAAGTCATAACGTAACTTGCCCGAGCGAAGAGATTCCATTTCCGGGCAGTCATAAATTGCATCAACGATAACGGGCTTTACGGCCCTTCTTATCTTAGAGTAATTCCTTTGAACTAAAGATTTGGCACGCTCTCTCAATTCATTGATTACGTTTTTTTTAAAACGTTCAAAACTCATCTGTTTTTAGTCCAAAGGCATGATATATACTTAACGGGGTTTATAACAAAGCTAACTGACTCGGGCTGTCCATCTAATTGATATAATTCGTTTGTGTAATTGTATATCTCAGTTGCTGGTATCATATATTTTGCCTGCATTATTTTTGAAAAAAATTGAAGCCTGCAAATAAAAAGAATAGCCCCTTCTGGAATATTTACATTCTTTACTTTTAGATATGGTTTTTCGGAGGTATATATTCTTCCGGGGATATTTTCTGTTTTTTCAATCATTTTATGCCCTTCGCCGTTGCAATATGGGCATGGCATACCTTGATCAAAAGGAATCGGGCCTCCCTGCTTATATTTGCCAGAACTTTTAGATATTCCGACAAAAGTATCCAGTGTGCAATTAAGACATTCCTGCTTGATTTCTGGATAAATTAATTTTATATCTTCCTCTAGATGGTCAGTGACCATATTATTGAAATCGGTAAAATATGAATCGTATTTTTTTACCATGAGTTAGATCTATTTCTAGGTTCGTTTCTAGTCCAGTTCATTAAGAAACTACCGGGAGAATAAGGCCCGAGAATAGCTTCTCCAGTACCGGAATAACCTGAGGGATTATTGCTTCCGCATAATTGGTATGTAGTAAGCAACTGCTCGTAATTTTGACACATTTCTTTCATTAGTTGTAGGGTGTTTTTACCGCCCTCGGTATTATCTAATGATGACGGGCCATCTTTAATTACTACCGCACCGCCGCCTTTTACACGAGATTCGCCTGTGAGTATTATGCAGCAAGCCCGAAGAACTGTTAGAAGTGAAAAATCATAATCATTGGTTTCTACCGGGTCGGGACTAATTGATATGTCAGAAGTGTTTATGGTGTAGCCATTGGTGAATTTAGCTCTTTGGTTTACCGAGTATGCCGCATAAGTTAAAATTTGACGAAGTCTAGAATCGCTATAAGAATCTTCTTCAAAATCGCCTATTTCGGCCCGAAGCATATTTACCAAATCTATATCCCACGACATATTTCACCTATGATTTTGGAGCATATGAGACTTCTGCAAAACCGTGACTTAATACTGTATCACCGCCCGTAAGATCCCGTAGTGCCCATAAATATGTACCCACATTTGCAGTAACTTCTGTAGAAATTCTTACTGATACGCCCGTAGAACTCTTTGCAATATTTCCGCTGGGTATCACAACCAAGTTGGTCTTATTTTTTGTTTCTATAACAAACTCAAGAGTTTTTCCGGTTACGTCAATCGGGCCGTTTTCGTCTTCTAGCGTTATAAATATATCGGTTGATTCATTATAAAATAACGATATTGTTTCAGACTCAATACGTTTACGCATATAAGACTGTATAGGTAATATGTTAGCATTTACAGTGACATTTCCGCCACCGCCGCCACTACCAGCGGGAGCTAGACTTAAAGCACTAGCTGTCCATTTCACCAAGCCAGTTCCGGTTCCTTGAATCATTGCTATAAGATCCTGAAACATGTTTGCAACACCGGCGGTTATCCTAGACGTTAACGTGTTAACACCTGATAGTATGGATTGAGAAGTTGTTTCTAAGGCTAGGCCACTTCGTATTTCATCAACGGCACTTGTTGCCAAAACATCTGATGTTATAACATTAGTTCCTATGCTACTAACTCCAACAAAGTTGGTTATAGATGTAACAGTTGGTATTGTAACGCCGGTTTGTGTTGGTTGTAGTAAAACTTTTCCGTCTATATTTATATTTAGAGATGAAAAGTTTGTTGGGAATGCCTGACTCAGAGTATATCCAGTTTTATCCAATACTGCTACAGCGGTAGTATCTAATCTGCCGGCGGTAGTAAATACCATTTGATCGGTTTTGGCTTTAATAGATCCAATCTCCGTATCTATATATCCAGCGATAGTTGATAACTGAGAATCAAGATTAGCCGATGCAAGACCTATGGAAGACCTGATACCGCTGGCAGTTATCATGTCTGTATTTGTAGTAGTAGTATCTACTAATGTAACGCGAGATATATTTCCGGAAGCATTTATTCCCAATGATGCAAAATTTGTAGGAAATGCCTGTGTTAGACTGTAGCCAGTTTTATCACCAACGATTTCTGCGTTTGCTACTATGCGGCCACCTATTAAAGATGCCGGTATTCTAGATTGTATATTTTGGGTATCTACTTCAATTGCATCGGTTACGCTATCAACTATAACAACTAAATCTCTTATCGTATCTAAAATTCCAGAAGATGGATCTACTGGAGATGTTCCGCTAGTAGGTATACCAAAAATCGCCCTGATAGCCGCTCTTTCATCTGTGGTCCAGTCCGTAGCAGTTGGGGCTAATTCAAGAGCGTTGGTTGTAAATCTATAAACCGAGCCGTCTAATTCTAAAGCTGTATCTAGTTTATCTACAACAGTTTTTATAGAAGATATTTCAGTATCTATAAATCCACTTATGTTTGATAGTTGCGTATCTAAATTATTACTTGCAAGCCCGATAGCATCTCTAATTCCCGCAGACGTTAAAGTGCTTAAGCCTGATTGGATTTCTGTTATAGCACTAGCGGCCAAAGCATTATTTGTTATTGTGTTGTTCTGCATTGCATGAACGTCAGCACTAATATGATTTGATCCCGTAACTTGCACTTCCCGGTTATTATTAACACCAATTACCCATCTATCACCAAATGAACCGCTTACCCATCCACCGTTAGGCATGGCATTCATAACAGCATCACGATTCTGATTGGCTGTTGGAATACTTGCCACCGCTGCATTTAAATTGTCGGCAATCAACTTACCTACACTTCCAACTGTTGTTAATGTACTGGTAAGTACAGCAAATATATCTGAAATACCGCCGCTGGATAAACTATAGCCAGTTTTATCGTTATTTGTCCCAACTGTAACACTGCCTGACGGCATTCTAGATGATATTGTTATATCTAAATTGTTCAATCGACTATCAGTAGTCAACAATGGATTAATTGGAATTGCATTAACACTGGTCTGTGTTGATCTACTAGCAACCGTGGTTTCATTTGCTACACTCGCCGGGAACGCCACCGGAGTAGCAGCACTAGCGGTCTGGCCTGCGATTCTTGTGACGTTAGCATCGACGTTTCGATTTTCAATCGAAAATGTCCGAAGGATTGTTCGAGTCAGGTTTTTGCTGTCAACTATACCTGCGGTGAACACAATGTCGTAATCTTTGCCGACTTCGTACACGGAGTCGGAAGTGTCGATAACCAATTCATGGAATCCAGCCTTACCGTCAAAGTCTACACTAGGTTGCGTTACTCCGGTTGTAAACTCAGTTGCCGAGTCTTTATATATTGCAACCGTTGGGTTTACTGAGGGAGTAGCAGGCAAAATAGCCTGACTGAACGTGTTAAACTTAACACGAATCACTTGGCCTTTTTTGAAGTCTCCAAGGTATTTGTCGGACATATTTACCCTATCAAAATGTTGTCGATTGGAGAGTAAGAACCACCACCGCCACCTGATCCGTAAACACCTTGTAGTGGTCCGATGTCGGAGGCTAGGACTTGGCTAGGCAACTTTAGTCCACCATTTCTTAAAACAGCCCCGCCACCAGCTACATTGTTAAGCCGATAATCGCCGTTTGCTGAATCGATAAATGGATCGGCTGTAAGAATAAAATGGGAGTCGGTAAGCCAAGGGGTTAATGTCCCGGTATCCCCTGATGTTGGAGGAAGGATGTTTGCTTGTCCACAATTAAATGTCGCACAATCTATGTTATAACCTTTGCCTAAGTCCCAGCCTCTACCAGAACACCCTGCGGCAATACATTCTAAAAATAGAGGGGGATCAAATGATGCAACTGGGTTGGTGAAGCCAGTAACTCCCCCGACTGCTAAGCAATTACTAACCAAGTTTGCAAAAGCTACAGAAAAACCAGTGGTGCAGTTTTTGGCTACACATCGCCTTAAACTTCTTGTTGTTCTGTTAGTAAGCGGCCTAGAGAACCCAGTTGTGCAAGAAATAGCTTCGCAGTACATTGCTTCTAAGTTGAGTATCCCAGTTGTGCAAGAAATAGCTTGGCAAGCGATAATCATCACACCTTCCGTACTGGGACTACCATCAAACCCAGTCGTACAATTACGAACAACGCAGTCTCGTACAAAGCTCGACCCAGCATTTGCATTAGCCCCGGTCACATGAGACACACCACGAGAACCAGATTGATTAGCACCGTCTATTTCTAAGTTAGATATGTTTGACCCAAGAGCTTGATAATTGGAAAGAGCTATCAGAGTACCAGTAATGCCGCTAGTCGATTGTATTAACGGTCTTATTCCAGTCCGATCTCCACGAATTGTATCATATCCTACAAGCAATCCAGAGCTGTACCCAGAGCCAGAATGTAGGCTGATTTTCCCCCCGCTTATATTTGCGGTGTTTGAAGTGATTTGGTAAGTCCCTTTTTGGAGCCACCCTATCATACCTTCTCCCGGCTGCTGTGAAAACATATGACCAAAAGTACCGGGGGTGGCTAAAGCTCCTCCTATGTTAAGGGTTGCTCCAGTCGTTGCTACGGCTGATGGTGGAAATGCTCTAGTATCTACGGTTATTGTTGTGGAATTCACACGTGCCGTAATTTGCCACCACCTTGGAATCGCATTACCTGAGCCACCAGCGAAATAGCAAATGTTACCAACAACATCTGTGCCAAAATTTGCCGTAGCAGATGTGATATTAAACCCAGTTCCAGAATGTACAGCATCGGTCACAGCGTACTGTGGAGAGTTCTGTCGGCTATAATTTACTCCAGTTCCTCCGGGAGCGAAACCACCGCCATTGGTATCTGAACCGGTTGTGCGAATTTCAAATTCGACAAATCTTGTAAATGTCATTTTTTACAACTCCGGTTCTCGGCCAATACCGTCATAATTGGTCAAAGCAATTTTATAGGCTTGGAACCTGTCCCATGCCTGTTCTTCTAAAATATTTTTTAAATAATTTAATCTTAATTCATTTAAAGATAAATCAATTTCTTCTAAGGAAGGATTAGTTAATTCATTCTGTTCTAACAAATTAATATTTCGTTTAACAGTTAATGCCAGTAAAGACATTCCGGGAACGCCTATTGAATGCAAATAATAGAGTGCATTCTGAACGTCGTCTTTGCTTAAATTAATTCCTTTTCCTCCAAGTTGATGAATGGCCCAACCCATTCCTCCATCATTTAACGCCAACCTTAATGCTTCCGCGCCTTGGTTTCCCACTAATTCTGCTATTCCGGCCCATGTCCAAAAACTATCGTCTATATATTGTATGTTTTTTTCATTAAGTTTATCGTAAACCTCTTGAGTTGATAAATTTTTATAATCTAAATCTTGAATTAAATCTTTTAATATTTTTTTCATGATTATCTATATATTAAATTTAAAACAACTTCATTTGCGGAAGGAGCAACGTTATCGCTATCGGTAACGCCGGTAGTAGCTCTAACCGAAATGCCTATGGAGAAAAAAAGTAATGGCTGGTTCTCGGGCCAAGTAATAGTTTGACCTGCTGGAATAGCTATTGTTATAACGGGCGTATCAGATACAGTAGCTGCAACAGCGGTATTATATATTTTTAAATATCTTACCGCATTAGCAGTATTGGTTACGCTTAAGCCGTAAATGCTTCCGGGCCTACTTTTAACAACTTGTCCGACATTGAGCAAACTTATGTTTCTATAATTAGTTGGATGTGGTAATAGCTGTTCTGTAATGCCTATATTAACATCTGTGTTTTCGCCCAATACTTTTTGTGAAACACCTGTGGGCATTGCACTCATTACGACATTTCCTGCACGATATGGATTTGCCGGTATAATCTTTTGATATGTCATTGCTTTCTCCTAATAGGATATACTCATTAGCAAAAAAAAGACCAAAAAAAAACGGGCCGAAGCCCGTTTTTTTATAGTCCCAACGTATTCACTAGAATGACCCGGCAATGACTCGTCGCCCGTCAAGAACGCCGAATCCGAGTTCCGCCCAAGCATAATAGCCTTGTCGCTGTGATCGGTGAAGAGTTTCGTCTTCGAAGACCTGAACAGGTAACTTAACAGGCATTATAAAAGAGTCATTAGCGGCCTGATCGACACCGATAACAAGTTCAGTATCTCCAGAAGCTAAGCTGCCACCAAGATCGGAAACGAAGTAGTCTTGGTATTCTTGGCCGTCACCAAGCTCAAAAAGATCGTGAAGAGTAACACCATAAATTCTGGTGAGCGGTGCTCCACTATCTGCTGCTTGATAAACTTCTCTACGGGAAGTATCATCGAGTTGATCAATACCCCAGTTACGAATATCTTCAACACCTTCAATTGAAGTGTAAAGATCGGTTAGCCTTCCACGGCTTGAGACGCTGTTACCGCCAGCATTTCTACGCATAACAGTCTTTAACAGAGAAACTAATCTCTTGGTTAATTGTCCGTTAGCAGCATCTGCGTCATAAACTAAAATGTTTCGGTCAGCAGCAGCGGCAAGTACAGTGTGCCAAGCATCATCATTCATTTTCTTTACGAAAGAATCTTCAAGAACACTCATGGCTCGACCAAGAATATCCCAGTTAGCTTTTCTAGCGTAAGATAAGAGGAAGTCGATTGAAGAAGAAACGCTGTAGGTAGCAATTCTTACATAATCACTTTCAACTGATCTTTGAGGAATATATCCATGACCGGGATTGGTGTACGCAACGTGTTGAGTTTCGGTTCCCGGTGCTAAAAGATCGAGAGGAAATTCATCAGTTCCGTCAGTTGAAGGCGTAAACAAATTAATGTCGCCAGCCATAATTCCTTGACGAAGAGGTAACTCTAAAGCCTTGGCTATTTCTCGCTGAGCGGCAATAGCAAGTGTCTTGTCAGGATCGCCGGAACGTGCATAAAGTTCCAACATTTCAGGTGAAGGGGCTTGTCTAGCTTTTCCCATGTTTATTATCTCCAGTTATTTATTAATTAATTATTATCTTCGGGTTACAGGTAAATTAACTTCGACTTTAGCATAACCGTCTTGATCGACAGTTCCAAGCCAAGTTCCACAAACAGATTGAGTGCCAGCACCAACAAGATCGCTAGCAGCTAAGTTTCCGCTGTGAGCAACGAAAACATTTCCGCCTGCTGTTGGGGCAGTGCCTTGAATTCTGTTAGTAACAACCCACCCCTTACGAAGAATGGTAACTTTGCTACCACGCTGAACTTCGTTTTTGTATGGATTAAGTTTTTGTCTTGTTAAATCGATGTTAACAACATCATTTAAAAGAATGCCCATTGGAACTTTGCCAGAGCCGGTAGCTGCATACTCAACTAAAGCCTGCCCTTGATCCATAGCCGCACCAGAACCTCCAGTGACAAGTGAAACCATGCCACCACGCTCTGCAACCTGATTCATGAAGTATGAAATATCAGTTTGTAATTCGTATCTATCTGCTTTTAACATTTTATTTCTCCGTTATTAAGATTTTAAAGTTTTGAGAACGTTTTGATTGAACCAGTCGCCAACGCTTTGACGTAAATTAGTTTCATTTCCAGAATCAGTTACTGAATTAACAGACGCTTTGGTTTTTTCTGGTTCAACTACTACCTGAATAGTTTCTTGGTTTTCTTCGGAAGCCTTGCTCTTATCTTCTTCAGGCATTTTCTTAGCAGCTTTCTTCTTCATCATTGCTGCGATTGTTTCAAAAGCTTCGTCTTCTAGAGATTCTGTAGATGCTAAGGTACTCTCTAAATCTTCGGATTCTAAACCGGCATCAACTAAAGCAGCCTTTCGCTTGGCCATTTTTTGTTCTTTCTTCATTTTATTCATTTCTGATTCCATATCTTGCTTTTGCTTCATGGCCTCAGTTAATTCTAAACCTGCTTTAGCAAGTTCGTCTTTTAATGTTTGTAGATCATTTTTTAATTGAGCTACTGAACCCTCTAATGTTTCAGCCTGACTTTTGAAACCATCTAAACTCTTTATGGTTTCTCTAGCTTGAGCCAGTTCCGCTTTAACATTCTCAAGTTCTTGAGTTAAATCTAAAGACATTGTATTTTCTCCTGAAATTGATTTTTCTTCTGTGGCTATAACTTCTTGGGTAGTAGCCTGTTCGTCATTTGTGATAATTTTTGTTATAACGCTTTTTGGGTTAGCCGGTTTATTAACAAGACCCATTCCCGAAAACGTAATATTTCTTAAAACTCTACCAACGCTATAACCTTGGTATACTCCATCTCCGCCATATGCTCTTAAATACTTAGATAAATAAGCAGTTGCTTCACTTCTTGATATAAGTTTTTTTTCTCCTGCTTGAGACTTTAATTCGTAATCAAAATTAGGAAATAAACATTCCATTGAAACAAACCACTTGCCTTCTTTTATACCTTCTATAAGATCTTTAGCTCTTTGTGCCAACTTTTGATCTGACCAGCTTGTATAAATTACTGACCCAACATGTATATTAAAATCTTTAGGAACTTGATCCGGGAACATAGAATCGTAAGGAACTTCATTTCCCTCGCCATCAAGAATGTAATTTCCGGTTATATGACCAAATATATCTTTTTCATCATGCATGAAATTAAATTGCTTATCTTCTGCTGTAGATCTAGCAGGCCACAATTCTTCTGGATAAAAAATATCGTCATTGTTATTCCATCCAGTGCTGACTAAGATGCTTTCCATATAGAAAAGATCTATTTGATTTAAATTAGCAGATGCTGAACTAGCCTCAAATGGTCTTTTTATTTTTGTTCTATTAGACTCTCTAGCTAAAGATAAATAAGCTATGGAATTATTGTTGGCAATAATTTCACCTAAGCCGTCAGATATTTCTTGTGCATATACTTTTATCATAATAATTCCAATTTTTAATACGCAATTAACTTCTTTGTGCGAAAATTATAGCATATATACTTCTTAATTCGTCTATAGTCGGTTTACGATTAGCTTTTGCTGCGAATGAATATATTTGTTTTGATACATCATTTAAAAAGTCTTGGCTGGGCATGGTTTCTTTAGAAATAAGTTGCTTTATAGATGCTTCTGTTATTTCTTGAAAAGGTTCGTGACCAACAAAAACAGATAATTTTAACTGTTCGAGTTTCGCAAATTGCTCCTTAGGAAGACTTCTCACATTCTTAGTCTCAGATATGGAAAGAAAAATTGGTGTTAGTATTTCTGAAATCTGATTCTGAGCATTCATGCCCCATAAAAACAAGTTAGCATCATAGCCTTTTGCTTTAGGTAAAACTCTTTTAGTTTTTCTTTTGCTAATATCTTTACGTGCTAAAGGACGGCCAGCGTTGGGGTTTTTAGGTTTCTTTGCGGGCGAAACACCTGAATTACCCGGAGCACTCAGCACTGGCGGTTTTTGATATGGTAATCCTATTTCTTCAAAATACTCTTTGCCTAATACTTGTGATTGTAATGCTATTTTAGCAATATCTTCTTTATGGTTAGCCTGATGAAAAGGACTAGCTTTTCTTGGAACATCCATATCTTTAGATCTTCTTCTGCTTTCGCGTTTAAGTCTTGATTGTTCAATATCGGGCATCTCCTTGAATCTTTCAAGTAGTGTTTCTTCTGACATAATTGATCTGTCTACAAGACTAATTAATTGAGTCTTAATAGCTGCTTCATCGGCTAATATGATTGCGTCAAAATGTATGCGGGCCGGTTCTTTAAATTTCATGGCCTTTTGGACTATTCTAAATTCGTTGTCCCAAAATTTCTTAACAGCTTTACGGCCATATTCAAGACGTTCTATTAAAACTTTGATAGATACATAGTTATTGGTATAACTTGCATTTCCGCTAGAACCTGTTACTGCGGCAGAAATACCTAGTCCTTGATAGATACTGTTGAGTACGGGCTTGTATTTTTCTTCACCTAAAAATTTATATACTTGACTATTGCTTTCTTGAAACTTTAGATCTGGACCCCAAACTAAATCGAAAGTACCACCGCCCGTATTGCTTGCTATAATATTTCTAAGTTTATTAATAACGCCTTCTCTTGGCACTATTTTATGATCTAAACTACCAATTGTCCAGAGTCTAATATTAGATATAGCCCCATCTAATGCTGCCAAATCAGCCATTCTCATTTTATTTAGCATGGATATATCATCTAGGATCGGGTGAACCATAGGATTTGCCCATACCAACCAATCATCTTTTTTGTAATGAAATATGCTAATCTTAGAAGAATCTAGCTCGGCTTCCTTTTTCCCGTCTTTAATTTGCGAGAGTAAATAATCTGGTAGATAATCCAAGTTGTCTGCGGCCTTTTTATCTCCCAAAAATTTTTCGTTAACTTTAATGAAGTATTTTTTATCTCCATTAATAGTTTTTATATCTATTTTTATAGGATTTATAAATTCGTAAGACCAAGGTATTTCGCGTCTGTATATAGGCATTTCAGATATAATGCTGTCAGCAGCCGCTGTTGATTGTTTAAACTCTGTTTCTTTTACCTTTGTAATTTTTGCAGTGTTTCTATGAACTACAACATTACCAATTCTATAAAAATAATTTAAAAAACGTTCAGTTCTTTCATCGCCGTCAACTTGTTTATAAAAGGCCCGATAGAAATTTTGTATCTTAGGATCAGGATGAACAATTGTAACTCCTTGAGAAGAAAAGTCCGCCATCAAGTCTACGATATTTTTAATAATACCCAGATTTTCGTAAGCATTATTGCATTCACCCATAACCCGCTTTTGTTTTATAGCGGTGGCTTCTCCGGGCCGAAAAGCTTCGTAGTCACGCCTGTCAAAAGAGGGCCTGACAGATATGCCCGGTTCTACATTTAGATACTCACGGTTATTATATGCAGTTGATTTACTGAGTCCGCAGTAAGCATTAAGATCGTTTTCGTCAAAATCTTGATAATATTCGCAGTTATTGTATATTTTTTTCATTCTAAACCTAATCGTATTGATAATTGATTGCCGTACAATTAGGTATACTCAATTACATGTAGTACCCGGAATTGTTTTCACCATTACTTTTAAACCATTCTGGTGCATCGTAATCATCACCAGTACCCAATTTTTCTCTTTCTATAGGCTGGGCAAATCCGCCGTACTGTTTATATGCGTCTAAGAAATTTTCTTTAGGTTTAGTGCGTGCAGACATATTTGCCATAACAAGTGCGGAATAACGGTCTTTTCTTAGTCTGCCCTTTTTACCTGTCCCGATGATGTATTCGGGAGTATCCCATCTTTCTCGTCCGGATGGTGTTTGCATTACATTGATCATGGACAGTTCGTTTTTTAGATTTTCTATATTAAATATGCAGTCTTCGAGGGTATCGTATATTCTCCCGTTGATATTGTCATATTCTATAGCCATTTCTATGCTAACGGGATCATAATATGGAAACAATAAAACTTTATCTTCAAAATCTTTTCTAAGCCCGTGATTTGCTTCTGCTGTCCAATCCGCTTTGGCAAAATTACAAAGCTTGAGAATATGCAGGCCCGCATAATCATCAGTGTCCTCGGGCTTTTCCGGGTCTATAACGGGCCATATGGCGAGTTCTCCTTCGGCTAGACGGCCTTTATCATGTAATGCTTCTGCAATCGTTCTACCGCCACCCTGAGAGTCCATAGCGATTTCTTTACAAGGGAATATCCTGAGAAGATCTCTAATTTTTCTAGCACAATAAGAATAAAAATCTGTTTCGGTAGTAAGCTTTGAATTTAACTTCTCTTTATGCTGTTGCCTGTTGGTTGTCCAAGAATAAACTATCCTTCTATGGTCGGGACGAATTTCTAAAATTACTATACTGAAATTATCGACTTCCGATGCAGGATCGATACCGTAAACATAATAACAGTCTTTATTAGCGTATAATGCCGGTTCGAACAGTACAGGCCCGCTAGGAAGGTTTACTTCGTTAGAATGAGATACAACACAAGATTCTATAAGAGTTCGCTTAAAAAATCCTTGAGAATCAGAAGAAAAAATAGCACCATATTCCATGTCGAATATACCCGCATGAACTGTAGCTTTTGCTCTAGCTATCATACCTTCATCCATAAGACCGTCAGGTAATGAGCTTACGGGAATTCTTATGATTGAATAATGACTAGCCTTAAGAGCAGAGTGATTTTTATCTCCTAGCAACTCAGTCATTTTTTCGGGATCGCCCTTTGTGCTTATACGGGCATGATAATCTTTCCAGTATTTAGCAAAATGATTAAACTCATAATATGCAGTACCGGCTAATACAATCTGGTTCCCAACACTTGAAGGATCAAATTCTTCCTCGGGTGGAGTCATTCCTAATTTTTGTCTTCTTTTATGCTTTACTTTTTCGTTAGGAGAAGACGAGACGTTGGCAAAACCTGCTACAACTGTTTCAAAAATTTCGATAGGTATTGAAGCAAATTCGTCGGAGAGAATATCATTTGCTCTAGCCCCTCTAATTTTATCACCAGTTCCTAGCGGTAAACAGGTAATAGTGCTATTATTTATTTTAAATATTAATCTATCAGGATCTTTGTACGGGCCGCTTTCTTTAGTGCATAAACTTCTTAATATGGGTGCATTATTCCATATTTCTTCCATGTAAGAAAAAAGAACTTTACTTTGCCTGAATGCAGAGCCTACGATAATAATTTTGCGTTTAGGAAGAAATAATGCTCTGAGTAATGCATAAACAGACATAGTCCAAGATTTAGAAGCTCCGCGAGAAGCTATAATCATTGGATATTTTTTAGTCCATAATTCTTTAAGTATTACCATTTGAAATGGTAAAATATCTATGTTTAGAATAAATCTAGTTGCGAACCTAAAATAGTCCGGATTAGACATAATATAAAAAAGCCTCTTCATTGTTATTTCAGGATCTGGATCTTGAAAAACATAATCGAGAGGATTATATATGTACTTATCTGGCCTTTCTAGTCCAAGCCATTCATTATCAAAATCATACCCTAGAATTTTTTTCATAAACTCTTTTTAATATTGAAGCGGCTGTTATGAATGCGTTGTTAGGATTGTCGCAAAACAGAAGCTGAAAACCATATTCTTGCTGTAATTCTAAAAGTACACGTATTAAATATTTTCCATTTACTTTTATGTTCTTTTTTACTGATGGTGGTATATCCGCATTACTTGGATAACTAACAACATCGCTCATACTGAATTCACATATGATGTATTTATGTGGGAACGGTCGCATTCTTTCCAGTTCACGCTCGAATCTTTCTCGTTCTTTTACGATGTTACCGGCTATTTCTATGACAGATGCCTTTCTTTCAATGCAAACAACATCGGGCATTTCTTTAATTGCGTAATCACCAGTTTTTAAGGTGCCGACTTCCATGCCTATGCATTGTTGATACGGATGAAAGCTCCATCCTTGTTGTTCTCTTGTGTCTCTAATTACTGTGTATGTCATAACGTGGCCTTATATTTATTAAATGCTTGCGGCGTGTATATATCGTCTGCAAGCCCGTGAGATACAGCTTCTTGTGCCGACAACCACCAGTCGATTTTCGAAGAAACTTTCTGCTTGATGTATTTTTTTATCAACGAATCTTTTTGATCTTTAAATTGTTCTGACTTTCTGAAAGATTGGACAAATATATTATAAAAATTATTTATTACGGATTGGTGAAAATCCATATATGATTTAACAACTTTTTGATTGTCCTCAATAGAAGCATATCCTTCATGTAGCAACCAAGAACAGTTGGGCATAGTAAGTATATAACCTTTATTTAATACGGCTTGAGGTATAATGGTTCCCATAGATGCTGAAAGTCCGTATGTAATAAAAATAAAATTACACGGAGAATTTTTAATTGCATCATACATAGCCATGCCCGAATTTATATCTCCGCCACTGCTTAACTGATGTATTATTATTGGGTCTTTTTTCTTTTCTAGAATTCGCAATCCTTTAAGAAAATTCTTAGCGACTTCATGATCAATAAAGTCATTAAATAAATAGATATCTCTTTTTTCTATATTTATATCTATATCGATATCATCAATTATCTGGTTTTTTGCGGCCATTTTTAATTATCTCTAAAAAATGATAAGCGTAAGAGCTTTCTTTGTTTTTGATTGATTTGTGACATTTTTTACAAAGGCAAATTAAATTATTTTCATCGAATCTTAAGCCGGGAGAATCAGACCATCTAAAAATATGATGTATTTCTATTCCGCTTGCCCTTTTCTTTTTTTTGCAAAGCTGGCAAGTGTGATTATCTCTTTCTCTAACTCGCCTATTTAAGTCCAAATCTCTGTCTCTAGTAATTTTTCGGGGATTTGTCATGTTCTACCATCTCCCTAACTATATCATCTATTGTTCGAGAAGGTTTCCACCCCAGCTCTCTCTGTACTAGAGACGAATCACCATGAAGATAATCTACTTCCGATGGTCTTTTTAATGATTCATCTAATTTAATATAGCTTGCGTAATCCTCGATACCGGCATATTTAAATGCTTTTACTAAAAAGTCTAATACGGATATAGAAGTCCCGGTAGAAATTACATAATCCTTATTTTTCCCTTCTGTAAACATTTTATATATGCACTGCATGTAATCTTCTGCGTGCCCCCAATCTCTAAATGCACAAAGATTTCCGAGTCTCAGTTTGGGAAACTTCGTCTCGGAATCTATAGAAGAAAAAATATCAGTATCATTAAATTCAACAGACTTACACTGTCCAACCGGAGACCGTAAGAATTCCCCGATCCACTTTGTAATTTTACGTGTTACGAATTTTTCTCCACGCCTCGGGCTTTCCATGTTAAAAAATATAGCTGAACAAACATTCATGCCGTAAGATTCTCTATAGTTACGGACTAAATGATGACCGGCCAATTTAGCAATTGCATACGGGCTTTGTGGAACCATAGGGGTGTTTTCGTCTTGATATTTTACTTCGTATTCAAACTCGGGTTCTTTACCGCTAAAGTCTCTAGCGGGAATCATTCTTGTGCTGTAGTTCTTGCCAAACATTTCACTGGATGAAAATTGCACAAGTTTAATATTCTTATCTGTTGTTCGTATGGCCTCTAGAATATTAAGTACCCCGAGTGCAGTAGCATTCCATGTAAATGCAGGCTGATCAAAAGATGTTGCTACGTGAGATTGTGCTGCGGCATTTGCAATGTATGCGGGCCTTACTTTATTAACTATATCCGTTACGGAAAAAGAATCTGTAATATCTCCTTCCACGAGGGTAAAATTAGTATTAGCCAGACAAGTTGTAAGTCTACTTACATTTGAATTGCTGGTACGTCTTGCAATTCCGTAGACCTTATAGCCTTCTTTTAGAAATATCTCCGAAAGATAAGATCCTGCTTGGCCCGTAACGCCCGATATCAATACATTTTTATTCATTTAAATAGTCTCCGAATTTAATAACGGTTTATCAACAATTCCGTTATTATAAACAATTTCCTGTGATAATCTATTATATTCTTCTTCCATTGCAAGCCTGTATTTTTCTATTTCTATACCGGCTTCTTTTCTGAAATCCTTGTCTTCAATAAGGGCCGACACAAATTCGGTCCAAGTTTTTTTTGTATCTTCTATATTTTTAACACGCTGGTCCCGAGTACCTTTAATATCCTTTAAGGCCGAAGCCTTACGGCTCATTAAATCTCGATACTCGTCCGACATGCTCTTGAGGGATATTTGAAGTGCCGAAATTTGTCTTTCGTTTAAGCTTATAAAATTAACATCCCATCCGGACTTGTCGCCCTGTTTTGCCATAGATATATCATATTCTAGCTCCTCTATTTTTCTGCGGGAATCACCTTGAGATTTTAGAATTCTTTCGCATAAAACTTCGAGCTTGCATATATCTAATATCTGCATTTCTTCTGTGTGAAAAACATCGTCCTTGAACTGGGCATACATTTTTCTGTAATGATAATCCAGTAGTTTTAGTTCTTCGTCTGTAAACTGTTTCTGTAGGTGCCCGTAGAATGGCCTGCCCCTCAACTGATACTTTGCCTCAAGATCTACCTTCTGTACGGAGGTTACTCCAATGTTGTTGTGGACGTAATCCGCTATAACCGCAGTACGTCTATTAAGTGCCGAGGCAATTTCTTCTATTGTCATTTTGTCCTTTTGGGACACTATGAAATTAATTTCTTCCGATGTAAGCTTACCTGTTTTTTTCGACATATTCTTTGAGTATATTCATTATTTTTGTTTTGGCCGAGGCACTAATCTTTACGCCAGAACGTAGTTTTAAATAGGCTTTTCTATATTCTGCCGGTATTATATCATCTAATTCATTCCAGTTAAACATGTTATTATATTCAACTTTTTTTATATCAAACGTGAGAGGTTCCGGTTGCACTAGATTTTTCTTGCACTCCTGAGCCTTTGTTATATCTTTATTGCCGTTAGGTCTAAAGTATTTGTCCCGTTTGAAAGTTTTTAAACGGTTAGATATGTGTGTGGATACAAAATTCTCGAAAGGTCTTTTGCCATCCCATCTCTTATGTGCATCCATGCCCATAAGTATCGCCTCTTGTATTAAGTCCTCAGAAGTGTAATGGGCAAATTTGTACTTAGGAGCTATTGCTTTAGCAACTTTTATTATTAGGTCTATTTGTTCTTGTGACATAGTATATTATTATAGCTTCTGTAGAAGTAGATTGCGGGAGTCCTTGTAACTCCGGTGTGCCTGTAGGCATTTAAAAATGGAGAATGCTTACTCCTTGTAAGTCGGGTGATTCATATTGGGGATGAGGGGAAGATTGTGCGTAGACCACCCTCGATTTTATGAGGATCTAAAGTAGTTTTCATTATGGCAGAAAATCCCCCCTAGTGGGGGGTATGTAAAAATTTTTCAAAAAAGAGTGAATATAGGCTTGCAATATGTTCGATATATGTTAGCATGGTTTGTGTTGATTCAACGCTGTTGTTGAGTCAGTTGTTTGGTTCCTTGTTAGGAGTGTTTGAGATGTTGTATATGATTATTGTTGTAAGTCATGGCGGTCATGTTCGACGTTACGAAGAAAGTACGTTAAGCGGTGTCAAGTCAATCGTGGACGGTGTTAACTGTACTACCCATGTCTACAGAAAGGGTGAGTTGATTTACGAACGTAAAAGAAACTATTCTTCTGATAAGCCGCTTAACATAGCTGGGTATGGCGAACGTGCCCAACTTCATACAACAGCGATGCGAAAACGTAGCTTTCTCAAGTTGAGCTAGGCTAGAAAATTGAAACTGATCGATCCCCCCGAAAGGGGGGATCGTGTGGAGAGGAAAAAAGTTCAGTGGGGCGGAATGGGCCGACATTGTCGGTCTCGTGGCTAAATGTTCAAGTTGTTGTTGACTTATGACGATAAATGTAGTAGATTGATTGTGTCGGCTTGGGGGTTCCAAGCGGCAAAGGCTCCTTTTCTAAGGAACTTGATGATGGCAAATTTGGTCGTTGTTAGAAAAGTTTGGATTGAAGCAGAGGATCTCGTGCTGGCTACTTTAGCATTAAATGGATGCGGTACGAAAATGCTGAAAGGCACTCATCCTTACGACATGTACTGCTTCGAGAAGGAAATCGGTTTTAATATCACCGAATTAAATCGGTTATATAAGAATTTTCCGCGAACCATCGTGGCATATCCAGACGGAGATGATTTTATTAGGAATCCGTTGGTATAGCATTCAGTCAGCAAAAAGAAAAAAGTCGGTTCATCTGTAGGGGTGGGCCGACTTTGTCGGTCTCGGCTAGATATGTTAAAGGATCTCTTGCATTGTGCCGATATATATAGTACGATGTTAGTAGTCCGGTAGTTCCGGAAGTTAGTTTCTAGTCAGAAAGGATTCTGATCATGCGTTTGGTTATGTTGCTAGTGTTAGTATCGATTACAGGATGCCATGCAGTAGAAAAGGTAGCTCTCAAGGCTATACCTAAGGATCATGGCCGATACGAATTCGCGTTAGAGTTTACGCCTAAGCGATAATAGTTAACAATCGATAAAAGGTCGGTCTATCCGGGAGGGTGGGCCGACTTTGTCGGTCTCGTGACGAAATGTTGTAGTTACTATTGCATTATGTCGATAATATGATAGACTGGTTTGTGTTGGGTTTGGGAGTTCCAAGCCAACAAAAGTTTTTCGAAAGGGTTTTGATTATGTCGAGAGAATATGTAGCAATGGCATCATTGGCAAATACACTTGCAAAGATGGTTGCAACACTTGAGCCTGAACAAATGGTGGAAGCATTCCTGCTTTCGCAGGGTGTACACAATTGCATCGAGTACGATTTCGCAGAAACCGGGGTTGAACTTCACAGCAAGATGCGATGGGTTCTTTCGGAACTCGGAGATAATCCCGGAGTTTTCGATCCTAGTATCTGGAACTCGATTAACGAAGAAGAAGTTTTGAGAGCTTGTCAAAAGATTCATGAACAGCATCGGCAGAAGCATGAGATGACCAAGCTTGCGGAAATTCTGTAGTAACGAAAACGAATTCCGGCCCCGCTTTTGCGGGGTCGGTTTTTTTATGCCTTGATATTGATAGCGTGAGAATAGGCCGACATTGTCGGTCTCGTCCTTGAGTCAAAGTGTAAAGAATTGACAAACTATTTAAGGTGTGGTATAATAGACGGATCATAGGTAATGTAGGTATAATCGTTAGAATAGGTATAATCGTTAAGATGAGTAAGATTGTTAAGTTCGTTATGGTTGGCGGGTCGGTGAGAAGGGCCGACTTTGTCGGTCTCGTCCCAAAATGCTTGACATTTGATTTAAATATGCTCTAATGGTTTTATCGCTGGTCAACGTGATCGGCAAACAAGGGTTTTAGTTTAAGGGTTACAGTTATGAAAATGTCGCAAGTGTTGGCAATTCCTCATAAGATTCTAAACTCGGTTACACCAGAATCTTTTGCAAAAGACACCGGAGCTTGTTTGGTGGTCGGCAAAAGACTGATCAGGGATTCCGCCGTGGAATCGGGATTCGTAGAAACCGAAAAAATCATGCCGGTTCTGTCACTGATTCCAAAACAGAAAAAACGGAAGCAAACCGAATCTTCGGTCAAATTTGATACGACAGCAGAACGGCGGATCATCGACGGCGATTCCGAAAGAGCAAAACGAATCGAACGATACCGAGTAATGGCTGAACAAGGCCCGATTGAGGATCGATTCGAAGAGAATGAACGTGAATTGATGAAGAAACAAATTACTTTCTGCGATCTGGCTCTCAAGGCCGGATGGATGCAGGAAGATGAATTCGAAGACGACGAATAATCAGTAGGTTCGAATCGCCCCCCGAAAGGGGGGTTTTTTTATGGAAAGAAAAAATATCCCTCGGGAGAATGGGCCGACATTGTCGGTCTCGCGATAAATGTATTGACATTAGAATTCTGTCGTATATACTGTATTGAGTGGTCAGGGAGTTCCTGACAAGAAAAAGGTTTTTAGTTCAAGGGTTATATGATGAAGAAATATTACAGCGTTCTTATTAATGGGGTTTACACGCACGTAAAATCGCTTGCTCAAGCAAAGAAGCTAATTCAAAAGCAAGATGATTGGGAAGTGGCGCACTACATAAAAGGAGATGATAAAAAACTGAAATGCGTCGGACTGGCGTGGAAAGAATACTACGACCTAAAAAGAAAGCATCGTTGGGATAACATGATCGGATCATCGGATAAGTTGTGTCTAGCTCTTTGCAAGTCTCGCATTGCAAAGTAACTGACGAGGCAAAGACCCCCTCGAAAGAGGGGGTTTTTTGTTGCTCTTACAATCCGTTCGGGTTGGATAGGCCGACATTGTCGGTCTCGTCGCGATCTGAATACTTTTCTGTTGACTTTAAAAATTGATATGGTAAGATGTATTTGTGGTCGGAAAGTTTCCGATACGAAAAACCTTTTTTGGAGTTAGTTATGAGAGCTAGTGAATTGTTGGCCCGCGAACATGCTATTCTAGGTAGTGTCACCGTTGAATCATTCGCAATTGATTGCAAAATCGGCATTGTCACAGGAACAGTCAATATCGATGGTCAAGAATTTGAGAAAACCACAACGGCGATCTCAATCATTCGTCCAAAGCGTAAAAAAGCGAAGCCGGTTGATACTTCCAAGGCAATCAAAGCCCGTAACATTGGAATTTATCAGTCGCAAGCTGATAATGCTGCGGAACTACCGTTTGTCGGCGGGCAAGTCGATGAAATGGCTCAGCTTGGAGCATACATGACGTTCCTGAATGCGATGCTTGCGGGCGTTCATGGGAACTAGACCTTGGTTGATTGAGACCCCCCGAAAGGGGGGTTGTTTTTTGACATATATTTTTGCTTGAGTTTGAATAGGCCGACATTGTCGGTCTCGGCCATAAGCTTTAATCAATCTCTTGACATTCTGTATATTTCATATATAATGGTTCTATCGGGTTCAGTAGTGTTTGAACTATATTCTACAGGAATTTATCATGATCAAGGTTGAGAAAAAATTTGTAGGAAATGGATTTTTCAGGTGGACTTTTACGTGTTGGTGTGCAGAGGAAAATCACCCATTGTGCGAAATGTCTTTCATCGCAAAAAGTCCAAAGCAATGCCGTGATAGCATCAATTCTTATTTCGGAAAGATATTAGAGATAAAATCTCTCAGGCTATTTGTTGATTAAATAGCACATGTCTCGCGATGCCCCTCGAAAGAGGGGTTTTTTTATACATAGAAATGCGTGGGTGGGCCGACTTTGTCGGTCTCGTCAGGAATGTTTGATCAATCGCTTGACATTGGATTTTTATATGCTAGAATGATTACGTTGTCAGCGAGTGACTGACAGCAAGAAACCTTTTTGGAGTTAGTGCTATGAAGTATTACCGAGTACAGGTAAACGGCGGATCTTGGGTTAATTGCACAACGCTTTCAAGCGTAAAGCAGGTAATCAAAGGGGCGAATCAAATCGCCATAGTTGAAAGAATCATCATCGACAAAGGAGATGAAAAAACTGGAATCGTCATCACAAAAACACTGACTCAGTTGAAAAAAGATTCTTGGTTTTCGGAGGCTTTTAAAGACGATGTCAAGTTCATGCAAAGGGTCATGAAAGCCCGCATCAAATAATCCAAAAAGGTGCTCGAAAGAGCGTCCCCCCGAAAGGGGGGATTTTTTTGTGTCCATTCTGCGTAGAAATGCTGGAATAGGCCGACTTTGTCGGTCTCGTTTGTTGTCAATAACCAAAATTAAACTTTTTTTATCTCTATATTTGCTTGACAGGCTCGAATGCTATGTTATAATATAGGCGTAGGGTCGAAACAATAACTTTAGAGGGCATCATGAAAGTTTGTGAAAAATGCGGTGATGAAATTTTTACCAAAGACGGTGAAAATCGTTGCAAAGATTGCGAGAAGAAAAAACGCAAGAAAAACACTTTGACAGCGGCTCAGAAGCGTGGTATAATGGCATCGCTTGGTCTGGAGCGTGTCGTTGGGGCTAGAGGCGGCGTTTATTACGAATAGCCGTAACGTTTTGAATTAAGGCCCATCCTAGCTAGGGTGGGCCGACTTTGTCGGCCTCGCGTGTGTCAAGTAAAATCTTTATATTTTTTTCTTTCTATAATCGCTTGACATGCGAAAATCTCAGTGTATAATGTATGCATCGCCCCAAGGAACTCTCAAGGAGAATAGTCATGCAAGCTGATTTAAGCGATTTCGATACTCAATTGCAAGTCGAGGATACTGAGGAATACCAAGATTTCTTGGATTCTCAGGAATCGGCACAGCAACATCAAATCGACGGGGATAATGCACTCACAACCATCATTGAGGATATTCAGTATCTTCAACGTAGGATCAACAAGTTCCAAGAAAAATTCGGAACGTCGTCGGCTATGCAAGGTGCTGTAGCGGCTCTCACAACGATCAAAAGCAAAATCGCTGAGCGATAGAAAGGTTGAAACAGTGGTAAAAGCTAGACCACCGCCCTAACGGGTAAATTAGTAAAATCTTTAAATTAAATTTTTTTTGCAAGCCGATACCAAATGCAATCGCCATACCTTGCCTCTTCAAGGTTCGGAGAGTTAGAGAAAGGATCTTTGGTATAGAAGGAAGCTCGCCCCATAAGATAACGTTATGCGGGCGGGCCGACTTCGTCGGCCTCGGTGCGTGTCAAGTGAAATGTTTATATTTTTATTTTTAGTGCAAATGCTTGACATAGCGATTTAATCATGTATAATATATGCATGACAAGTTGATAACTTTCGGGAGTGAATCATGGATACGTTTACTAAGTCTTATATCGGAACTGCTTTGTGGTCATCTACCGATTCTTCGGATCATCCATTGGATTGCAATTATGACACCGACGACATTTCGCCGGAATGCATGAAGCAAATGATTGAAGATTGCAGGGCATTTCAGAAGACTGTTGGCGATATGATCGTCGGGAATGAAGAACGTGCAGGACACGACTTCTGGCTCACACGTAACGGTCACGGTGCCGGATTTTGGGATGGTGATTGGATTCAGCACGGAGACAAGCTCACCGGGATTTCCAAAACGTACGGATCAGTTGATTTGTATGTTGGTGATGATGGGAAAATCTATTGTTAGCTATGGAGATAAAAAAATGAAAACTTCAAAAGAAAATATCGGTCCAGATCACCAATTGTTCAATAGGAATTTTCCCGGATGGACCCAAGTTATTGTAAGAGCGGAAAAACAAGATGGTTGGCATATTGTGGCACAATTTTATGGGCCGCAAGCTAAAATACTTTCGTCGATATTTACTCACTCCTTGGAGCAAGTTGAATATTAACTATGACAGACAAGGTCGGCTGGGCCGACTTCGTCGGCCTCGATTGTGTCAACTGAAATAATAAAATATATTTTGTTGGCATGAATGCTTGACATAGCCGAAAGCCAGTGTATAATTGATGCATAACGCCAAACAACTCTTTTGAAAGGTAGAATTATGAGCAATCCAAAGTATCATTCAATGAATTTTTGCGGTGTTCCTATTTTCGTAGAAAATAGGCAAACGTACAAAAATACATTTGTTCGTGCGACCATCGGCGGCGAGAAACAGGAAGTTTTCGAAGAAAATGAATGCTCGGAAATGCATCTGTACAAAGTGCTGCTGCCCGACGATACGACGAAGTTCGTTCTTGCGTGCGATGAATCAAGTGCAATCGGTCAAGCAACTTGCGGACTCCCACACGAAAATCGGCAGGAGTTTGAAAAACGATGCCTTGCCTTGCGGGTGCCTTTGAGAATTCAGGGCTGGGGCACCGAGGAAGTGTAGCGATCAGATGTCAAGCCCACCCCTAGCTAATGGGGTGGGCCGACTTCGTCGGCCTCGAAACTGTCAAGTGTAATAAAAATATTTTTTTGTTTGTGCATTTACTTGACATGGCAAAACCCTATGGTAAAATATTGGCATGTAAGTTAGTCAATTACTTCATGGAGTTTGAAATGGTTACTTTTGCATCGCTTCAAAAAAAATCCACGCTTTGCAGGTCCGGTTGTTATACGATTTTTATGAAAATCGGTAAAGTTGGAGTAAAGCTGTTCCAACGGGAAGACGACCGTGATGTAGCATTCAATGAACAATGCAAGGCTCACAACTGCGGTTTGGGACCGAAAGCCATCAAGAAATTTCATTTTTTCGATGCAGACACCAATGAATTTTGGTATGCTTACGCAACAGAAGTCGTGAAAACTTTCAAAAGAGGCCGCATTCGTGGAAAGGCGGAATTTAGGATAGACATCATGATTGATGAGCTTAAGGAGAAGCTGCTAAAAGAAAACCTAGATATTGACGATCTGCATTATTACAATGTGGGCGTTTCTAAGGGAAAGCTGGTACGAATAGATTTCGGACCAACAAGCAGCGGGCAGCTTCCCATGTGTATGCAACGTTGGGATTAAACAGTCGGCGAAGTTGGCCAGCGATTGGGTGGGCCGACTTCGTCGGCCTCGCCGGAATGTCAAGAACAAAATCCAAATAATCCCGAAAAAAGTAAAATCTAAAAATATCCCTCGATTGCTTGACATAGGGAAACAATATGGTAAAATAATTGCATAAGAGCGAATGACAGTCAAACGCTCAAAGTTGAAACGGTTTTTGATTCAAAGGGGCAAATTATGCCAGTTACTAATCTTTCGAAGTTGGACGCTACCGGCATGGGCAACAAAGGTGAATTCGTAAAAACACTGGAAGGGCAGGTCGGCGTAGGATTCGCGGACGGATTCCATGCTCACAAGGACTGGATGGCCAAGACAATTGACTACGATACGGCGTTGGAAAAAATCAGCAAGGCCGAGCAGGAACGGCACGATTATATCCTCGATGCGGACCAAGTCAAGTTCGTTGTCACCGAAAGCGACAAATTCGCGGTCGAAATTGACGGGAAACAATATTCCCCCACAGAACACAGTTTCCCGCAAATGTCACAGAAAATCCTTGTTATGTCGTCGTCGATCCTTCGCGAGATGGCTGCATCTGAACCGGATAGGCAAGATGCCGAAACAATGGTTTCACTTGCTCGAAATTCGCTACGGCATGTCAAGACAGGAACCAAGTTTTTCGTCCGAACATACACGGATGGGACTTTGCGGGCTTGGTTCTCGGATAAGTATGCCCCGGTCGATAACCGATGGTATTTGGAAACCCTCAGGGAACTCCTGCCAAGTGCCCGATTGTCTCACTGGAAATCCACCGAAGATACACTTTGGGGCAACTTGCTACTTCCGGACAGCATGAAAAACGTGCCAGACGATCAAGATTCCGATTTTGGCTGTATGCTCAGTGTGGCCAATTGCGAAATCGGCAAACGTCGGCTCAACTTGCTCCCCTCGATTTTTCGGTCGATTTGTCTCAATGGTAATATTTGGGATCAAAAACACGGCGTAGCAATCCGTCGCAAGCATATGGGCAACATTGACCTTGCAACGCTCAAGACCGAAATTGGCGAGTCGATCAAGGCACAATTGCCTATCGCGACGGAAGCAATCGATAAATTCCTTGCAACCCGAAAGCTTGAAATTTCAACGAATGCCCGCGATGTTCTGGCGGTTATTGCGATGGATGAAAAACTCACAGCGGCGGAAGCATATCGGGCCTATAAAGCTCACGACTTGTTCGAGTCCGAAAGCAACAATTTGTTCGGAATTGTCAATGCAATCACTCGTATGGGGCAATCGTTCAACGCTGAAACCAACTATTCGATGGATGTACTCGGCGGAAAACTTTCTCAAATGACATCCGGCGGTTGGGATAGGATTGTTTCCAAGTCCCGCAGTATCAACGCTGATGATATCATGAGTGTTTATGGGGTGGCCGTCTAGTGATTATTGTAATAATCGCAGTTATACTACTCGTCATTGAATGCAATGGCAAGTAGTTCGGAAAAAGTGAAAATTTTTATCGGCCTGCCCTTGACATAGGGTGGGCCGACTTCGTCGGCCTCGCCAGAGTCAAGTACAATTTAAATATTTTTTTCTTTTACGCAATCGCTTGACAATGCGAATTCATGGGTTATAATAAGGGAGTAAGCAAGAGACACCGAACAGCAGTCAAGCAACTGATCGGTAAGGGAATTGCGAGACCTTAGGGTATTAAAGCTAACGTGACGTAAACCGTCTACATGGATTGTTGAATCCTGATGCGTGAATATTAATGCCCGAAAACTCTAGCTTACCGTGCTATGCATCATGATACCGAAAACTACGGTGTATAGCTAGCGAAAGGCAGAAAGATAACGGTGAGCTTGTGGGTTTGTCATGTTTGTTACCCACTATGCAATACATAAACAGATATGGGTCGCCAGTTCCTTAATGGGGTAGTAGGGGTAGTTGCGGTTGTACTCTCAACCATAGGAGAGATAGAACTTGCTGGTTTAAAATATTTCACAGGCATGTTACGTAGAATTTTGCACCATAAACAAAATAAAAGAAAGCCATGCAGCCGGAAGGCTTTAAATTCAGGCGATTAACTTAATTGGCTTATAATCAATTGAGAATCTTAAAAATTACGGATACCGCAAGTAAGTCGTAAGCCTAATATATTTTTTTGGCCGGTGATGGAGTTTTTTCTGTCACCGGCTTTTTTTATTTATTTTTTACTTGACAACGATAAAATCCCGTGTATAATTTGGGTATCGCTAACCAAGGAGAAAATCATGCGATATAAAGTTCAGAATGTTACGATGAATATTGACGTTGCCGACGGAGAATTTGCAGGAGACTGTATGTTCTACGTTCCGCTAAATCATGTAAGGTTTATGACTCAGTATTGTGGATTTACTCTTAACGTAAAAAATGCTTATGGCATAACGTTTGAGCATAACTACGGCGAGCTAACAATGGATCTAGCCGCAAGGAACTACAGCAGCAGCAGTACGGACCTGCTTATTATGTATCTTTCATGGCTGCTAGAGCAAGACGGCGAGCAAGAAATAGAAGTAGTATACTCGAATCCGTTTTGGGCTATCCATGATTTTGAACACGCACTGAATGATGAATCCGGCTGTACTATCTATGTTGATGAGCATATCGAGTATCAAAGGATTGAAGATACTTTTAGACTCATGAAAGAGCACGGGCATGAAATCACTTGGGAAATTTTAGAAGAAGTAACCGAAGCATATAATGGACGCTTCGGACTTACTGGTTCAAAGGCGAAATCTTTTGAGCATCACTTCGAATTCGAAGAAGAAGAAGAAGCCTACGCTTAGCGATAGAAGTCCGCCTTATAAAATGGGCCGACTTCGTCGGCCTCGCCGGAGTCAAGTGGAATCTTTCTTTTTTTTATTTCGACACATTCGCTTGACATTGGCCGTTCATATGTTAAAATAATTGCATGAGCGAGGACGAGAGTAATTAACTAAGAATCGCTTTGGGTAGCCCACAGTAAGAACGTGAACTGTCTAAAAGTGACGTAAAAATCTAATTTTTGGCATTTAATAGTGTGTCGGACATGCACGGCTGGTGTTTGCCAGTTAGGGTTGGTTCAAATCCAACGTAAATGCTTCGGGACTGTAGCTCAATTGGTTAGAGCAGGAAACTCATAATTTCTCGGTTCTCGGTTCAAGTCCGGGCAGTCCCACTTTTATTAATAAGGATAAAACTATGGCTAGCTGGAAAAACATTCGCGGCAAACTACACGCCGAAATTTCAGAACTATCGGTCGAGTGCCGAGATTTAGTTTCAGGGCTAGTTAGCGAGCAAGATTGCGAGCTAACAATTGAGTTTTTGTCATCGGGTTATTATATGCCCGCAAAAACCTATGGTCCGCCCGAAGATTGCTACCCCGAAGAAGGTGACGAAGAACGTATTTTTGATTGTGCTACCATTAATGGTAGAGCAATTCCTCAAGAAATCGGGAAAAAACTTTTCGATCTGTTGACAAATGAAATCGATGATGTAGAATTAGAGCATGAAGACTCAAGAGAATTCGAAGGAGAACAATATGTCGATTAAACTTACAATGGATCAACTGCAATCACTTGTTTTCGACGATGAAGGAAACAATCGATATCCAGAATGTTACCTAATGAATGGTAGCCAAGTTCTGGAAACTGTGGTATTGTTTTCGGTTGATATCCGTGGTAAATTTTGTCATGGCTACCTAAAACCGGAAAAGGAAATTCGAAGCTTCTGGATTGTATTTGATATTTACATTGAGAATAATAAACTATTCGCAACTTCTTACGGAAGGATGTAGGTAATTATCATGGATCGAAAAACTATGCTTCAAATGTACGGCATTATTGGACTGCTTGGTTCTGGAGTTGATTTTACTTCGGGTAGTTGTGGAGAGCCACCAATTAGTGTTAGACCATGTATTAACTGCGGAAAAGAAAAACAACACAACAATGCATTTTGCTCTAGCGAATGTAGTAAGGAACATAAAAAAAAGAAAGTTTAAATCATGTCGTTAAAATTACCACAAATAGGTGAAGAAGCTGGAGTTACATATATTCTTTGCGAAAAAAGCTTCTATTCTCCGGACTATACAGTTTGGAGATACAGAAGATGCAATGTTGAAACAGGTACAATTGAAATTGCGTACGTTGCAATACTTGGCGGAAATTCCAATGCTAATTTCATTAAACTTCTGACTTGTTGGAACCGCACGACAAGATGGGTTTACGGTCCTGTATAATGAAAATTTCAAAAATTAAAATCGACTATGACAACTGGTATATGTACCAATCGCTATACCAAATTACAGAATACAAAAACGGTGCAGTCTACAAAACAAAAATGTTAGGATATGTCAAAAAAGGATATGCTACACTCGAAAATCAACAACTAAGTCCTCTTTCGACATCTCTGTTGGGTAAAGAAATTTCAATTCTTTCAGAATAATCCACTTGACAAATGCGGGCGGGCCGACAAAGTCGGCCTCGCAACGTACATCCTATTCTCGCTTTCTAGTTCTAATCGGTGGCTGTCAATTCAGCTTTCCGTTAGGAATGTTTATCCATTGGGATAATCACCGATTAAACTATTCTTTAGCGTTACCTACCTACAACTAGATTATCTAGAGTATGTAGTTCGCCAAACTCATTACTGCCTCTATATGGGCTATAGCTATAGCATATGATATTGAGGTCGCCCATATCTTTCCAAACCTTCATTCGACGACCCGTACTAACGATAGTAACCGGGGTATCCTTAGCGATAAGTTGTCGTTGGGTTCGTTCTTGAGTAGCGTTTTCCGACATGATAAATCCTTTGGGCTTCGCCCTGTAGAAGAAAAAAAATAACAGTTGTTCGTTACGCCTTTATTATACTACTGTTTGCGGGCTTGTCAATCAAATTCC